GCTGTAAAAATGCTTGATGTGAAGAAGTTCGCGTATTACTCACACTTAGTAGTGAAAGCGAATGAAGCAGCACGAGATATCGCTCGATTGTTGGATTTCAGGAACCTACAAAATGAGCCGTTGATTGATGCAGACTGTTCGGTGATAGCCATGTCTAATGGACAAAGATTTCTAGCACGACCGAACTGGTTTAACTGCCCAGCTTAGTAATTATTTTTAATTTAAACAGAGCCCACTCATTTGAGTGGGTTTTTTAATGCCTAGAGGAAAGTAAAGATGGCACAAGAATCCCGTTTGGTCATTGTTATTGATTCGCAAAATGCTGAACGTAATGCGCGTAATCTAGGCAATGAACTGGATAGCATTGAGCGTAAAGGTGATTATGCTTCTAAGTCTATGGATGGCTTATCTGTAGCAACTCGTGCACTAGCAGGGTATATGGCTGGTTTATTAACAGTAGGTTCAGCCATTTCAAAGATGGATACATATACTGGATTACAAAATCGCCTTAAGTTAGTCACTAACAATCAAGCTGAGTTAAACAAGGCTACGGAAGACACTTTCCGAATTGCTCAAAAAACCTATTCAGCTTGGGATTCAGTTTTACAGGTTTACCAACGCTTTAGTGATAATGCCGAAACCTTAAATCTCACTATGGATGATACTGCTCGACTAACTGAAACAGTATCAAAAGCAGTTGCAATCAGTGGTGCAAGCGCAGAAGCTGCTGATGCAGCTTTAGTCCAATTTGGGCAGGCACTGGCGAGCGGAACTCTCAGAGGTGAAGAGCTGAACTCCGTTATGGAGCAAACCCCAGCACTAGCAAAGGCTATTGCTAAAGGTATGGGTATTACTGTAGGTGAATTACGATCTGTAGCCGCAGAAGGGAAAATTACATCTCAAGAGATTGTAAAAGCACTTAGAAATGTAGAATCTGATGTTGATGCGCTTTTTGCTAAAACTGATATAACAATTGGACAATCACTCACGCTTTTAAATAACGAAATCACTAAATTTGTAGGGGAGGCTGGGAAGGGCTCTGGAGCAGCTCAAACATTGGCAGAAGGGATTCAAATTCTTGGTAATAATCTTAATTTAATTATTAATGGCGCAATCGTTGTTGGAGTTGGTTTAATCACGAAAGCCATTGCAACAAAAACTATTGCTATTCAAGCAAGCATTGCCGCTTCAGCTCAACAAAGAGCGGCCAATCTTGCTGAAGCTCAGTCTCAGGTTCAGTTGCTTGGTGTAGAGGCAATGCGTGCTAGACAATCTGCAGCTTTAGCTTTAACTGAGATTAATTTAGCCAGAGCAGAATATAACGCAGCAACAAGTGCTAATGCCCGCGCAGCAGCTGTACAAAGACTAACTGCTGCTGAGATTGCTCATAATATTGCCATTAAAGAGGCTACTGTTGCTACCTCCGCTTATTCATTGGCCCAATCCCGGTTAAATACTGTGGCTACTTTAGGTAGCAGAGCATTAGGTCTAGTGGGTGGGCCAATTGGTGCTATCACTATTGGTATTTCTGCCTTAGCTGCTGGTTATATGTATTTTCAGGATAAAGCAGCAAAAGCGAATCAGAGACTTGAGGAACAAGCAAAAGTTGCAGAGAGAACAGATGAAGCATTAAAAAAATTAACTGGCAATGATAAAACTAAAGCAGTTAATGATTTAACAAATGCTTTTAATGCACAAAATGAGGCATTAAAAAAATCATCTCTTACTATAGGTTCAGCATTAATTGATATCGAGAACTATGCACGAGGAAATAGGGAGGTTGAAAAAATTTCCCAAGATGCAAGAACTGGGACTATCAGTTATACAGAAGCCATTGAGCGTCTAAATAAGATTAAGTTACCTGCAGATCTATATGAGAATCTGAAAAAACAGGCTGCACAGTATGATGAAAACTCGTCTAAAGCAAGTTTGTCTGCAGAGAAGCTAAAATTATTCGGTGTTGAAGTAAGTCTTGCTGGCAATAAAGCACAAAATGCTGCAGCTCAGCATCAAAAACAAGCGGATGCTTTAGGAAATACTGCTACTGAAGCAGAAAAGGCAACTAAAGCTTTGCAAGATTATCAAGCCAAGCAAAAAGATAGCGTTATTGATTCAATCTATAAATCAGGTTGGCTTGATAAAGGTTACACTGTTGCTCAAGCTAATGCCATTTTAGAACTGCAAAAAGCAAAAGGAATGAGTGCAATTTTGTCTAAAGATGAAATTGATAGTGCGCTTAGAAATCTCAAGATCATTGAAGCGCAACAGGAGAGAGAAGATAAATTAACTGAAGCTAAAAGAAAGCAGACACAGGAAATTGAAAAACAAGCAAAACTTACTAAACGCTTGGTTGGTATTTCCGGTCAATCTGGTATTGGCACTGGCCCTCATCTTGACGTCCGTTATGGTGGCTCAATGTCGGGCCAGAAAGTTTCTAATGAACATCTGGCTCGATTACAAGCAGGTGGAAAACCATTATCTTCGTATAAGATCAGTTCAAATTATGGTCCAAGACAAGCCCCTACTAAAGGGGCTTCTTCATTTCATAAGGGTATTGATTTTTCCATGCCTGAAGGAACACCGATCACGACTAATGTTGCTGTGAAAGATATTAAGACATGGTATGACAGCAAAGGTGGTGGCTATGTCAGCGAGGTGATCTTTGAGGATGGTGTATCTCTTAAGTTGCTTCATCAATCTCCAAAGATGCAGAGCAAGGTGAAAGGTGGTGCGAGTAAGGGAAGTGATAAAGCAGCAGGTGACATTCAATCTCAACTTGATCGTCAATTAGATGCTCAGCGCTCTCTTGAAAATGAAGTAGCTTCTGAAGTACAGCGGATCCAGAATAATTTGAAAGTTAGATTGGAAGATGTTGATAAGGCAGGATTCTCGCCAGAACGAACAGCTGAAATTAAGGCAGAATTACAGCGCCGTGCTGATAATGATGTGGCTATTGCCAAACAAGCAATTAGAAGCAAGCTGGAAGACTACAAGGAGTTTCGTAAAACTGAGGAACAGTTATTAGAAGAGTCCTTTAACCGTAAAAAGTTCAATGCAGCTCATGACATTGAATTAAGTAAGTCTGAGCAGAAGCAAGCTGTTGAATTGCTGAATCAACAATATCAGCAAGAACTCGGACTGTTAAAACTCGCACAGGAACAACGTTTATTTCAGGCACGCTTATCATTACTTTCCGAAACGCAAGCAATGCAAGAACGTTACCGATTGGAGCGAGAAGAAATTGCCAAAACGGTAAAAGACGAGGAGGAAAAACGTAAGCGACTAGCATTATCTAAAGCCAATCAGGATAAAGAGACTCGCGATAAAGTTAATAACGCTGTTCAAAACTGGGGTGGCATTCAGGTTGATATGAATGGTACCAGCGAGTTCTTCAGACAGGATCAGGAGCGGTTTAGTCGTTTAAATGCTGCAAATGATTTAGCAGATAGTCAGTTTGCTGCTACTGATCTTGATGAAAAAAATGGGTTAGATAATCTAAATGCACAAATGGAAGCAGGACTCATTAAGCAACAGGATTTCGAAAACCGGAAAACAGCTATCATTCAAGCTGCTCAAGATCAACGTAATCAGATTGCTGCCGAATATGCAAAGAATGCTCAGGATATTGAAGATAAGTATCAGCAAGATCGCTTGAACACTCAAATTGCATTTGGTGGCCAAATGATGGGTTCACTCACATCGATGTTTGGTTCAATGTTTGGAGAGCAATCTAAAGCATACAAGATCATGTTTGCTGCTGATAAAGCGTATGCGATTGCAGCTGCAGGTATTGCCATTCAACAAAATATTGCAGCAGCTTCAAAAGCTGGTTTTCCTTATAACTTGCCTTTAATTGCTGGAGCAGTTGCTCAAGGCGCTAGCATTATTGCAAACATCCGTGCAATCAAAGATCAAGGCTTTGCTGACGGTGGTTACACTGGATCTGGTGGAAAATATGAACCTGCAGGTATTGTCCATAAAGGAGAGGTGGTCTGGTCCCAAGAAGATATTCGCCGTTGGGGGGGTGTTGGGTTAGTTGAAAATATGCGTAAGAGTGCAAACCCTGAAGCATTTATCAATAATCATGCTATTAACAACACTTCAGCAGAAAATGTCTTTAATCGTTCATTCCTAAGCTCTAAAGCTTTTAATGATAATCAAAATATCTCGAATATTTTTAATCAATCTTCTCGAGAAGACCAGATTATTGTTAAAGCACTCAAGCCAAGTAATGAAGTGGTGTTGCAATCAGGAGATGTTCAGAACATTACTAACCAGTATGCTGGGAACAACACCAACTTTAGCGAAGTTCTAGATAAATCGATTCAAAGTAGTAAATCCTTTAATGCTAGCAAGTCGATCGTTTCTAGTCTCTCTAACTCAAAAGTTCTAAATAGTAATGTTTCAAACAGTACCGTGCAGAATGCTGAGAAAGAATTGCTGAAAGAAGTTTCTATCTTCAAAGACAATGGTTTTGCAGATGGAGGATATACAGGCAAAGGTAAGAAATATGAGATTGCTGGTGCCGTGCATAAAGGCGAAATTGTTTGGTCCCAAGATGATATTAAAAAATGGGGTGGTGTTGATAAAGTTGAACAGATGAGAAGGGCGACAAGTCCAGAATCATTTGTTTCTAACTATGCTCAAAACCATACCACTTTTGAGAGTATCTTGAATCGGGCCAATCAGAGCTCTAGGATTTTTAACCAGAGCAAAGAAATCTCGAACATCTTTAATAAATCTGTTCAAGATGATCAGATTATTTATAAGGGCAATGGCAACGTGCCTACTTCAGCAACTTCTGATCTATACCACGATGGCAAGGTCTACTTCTCATCCAATGGTTTAGTTCAGGATCGATCAAATCTTGAGGATGTTCAAGACTTCACGATAAGTCAAGCTTCTCGACCTCAAGCTGAGATTATGCCTTCAATTGAACCTTCTACACCGACAATCAATTTCAAAATTGAAGTGATTAATCAGGTGAGTGGAGCGACAGTTGAAGCCGAACAACTGGATGAGCAAACAGTCCGGATCATTGTTAAAGATGAATTGGATAAGCAGCTTCCAAGAACGGTACCTAAGCTTGTAAGTGATCAAATCGCAAATCCAAACTCAACCATTAGTCGGTCTTTGACTGAGAATACGACAGCGAGAAGAAATCGTACTTAATAATTTGAACCCTTTTCGGAGGGTTCATTTTCATAATATTTAAATTTCAAGGTGATAGAGTCTGTTGGCATTAAAATTGATGGTTAAGACATGAAAAAAATAATTGTAATTTCTACAACACTTTTAGGCCTTACGGGATGTGCCATTCCTGCGGTAAATAATCTCGTAAGATCTACAAATATGTATCAAGATGAAATAGCAGGTAATACAGCGAATTTAAGGGTTTATAGAAGTAATGTACCCATGGTGCAGTTCTATATTACTTATCAAAATAATGAGGGTGAAAAAATTTCAAAAAACCTAATAACTAAGCAGATTTCAAATAATTTAACAAAGTATGGCTCTATGCATGAGCCCAAAAAATTAAATATGCCTAAACCCACAATCAGTTTAAATAATGGTGAAGAGTTTTTTGAGTTTAAAGTACCCGCAAATAAGAAGTTAACTTTCAGGCTTACTTCTGTTATTGGGTCAACTACTATGTATAGTTGTGATGTAAAAATGGACTATCAGTTGAAAAGCAATGGAAATTATGAATTGATCCGTTTTAAACAGATCAAAGATTTTGTGAATCCAGCTTTACTGACTGAACCATCTCAAGATGGAGCCTACTGTAAGTTTGTAGTGAAAGAGATTTTTGAAGATGGTAAAGAAACTATTATTAAATCGATTTCTTAATGTTAAATCGTTTTTGTAATTAATTTAAATATCTAAACCTTATTTCATCAAACCACCCTTCGAGGTGGTTTTTTATTACCTGAAGGAAAGTTATGTACAAGTTAAAGCTAAATCCTCAAACAAATGGCTATGGCGTAACACCGGGTGATGATGTAAAGCGTCAACAAATGGATGGTGGGCGTGGACGCTATTACATCGATGTGAAACGTAATAGCCACATTGTTGATGTGAACTGGAATTTAAGTAAAACCGATTTCAATAAAATGATGGCGTTCTGGCGGGTCTACCAGAATAAGCCGGCTTCATTTTATGCGGATCTGGTGATTGATCAGGGAGCGCGGCAGCAATACCTGTGTAACTTCATTCCGAACTCGCTCAAGACCAATGAAGTTAATGGCAATCTTTACCGGGTAAATGCTCAGCTCGAAGTTGTTCAAAACCAGCCTAACCTGACTGCCGATGTAGCTTTGATTAAGGATTGGGAGGTCTAATGGATAACGAATATGCCAAATTCTTTTTCAATCGGAAAGTTGATGTCTATCAACTGGAATGTATTGAACTCTCACACCCTTCTTTTATGAATACTTATCGGGTAGTCCGTAATGATGACCGAGGTGTCTATGTACAACATAAGGAAGGATCCGGTCAGGTCTATTATGAGTTCTTGCCAGTCTCAATCCAAAGATCCGGAATGCTTGGTGATCTGGACCAGACATTAACCGTTTCTATCTCTGGTCTAGGTGATGTGATGCCTGATGAGTTTGAACGGGTAATCGAAGGGCAATATCCAGATGTAAAGCCAACAGTAAACTACCGGATTTACAGTTCAGACAATCTGAATTCTCCAATGTTTTATTTACTTGGACTGCAACTCTCCAGTGTTGCCATGAACCATAAGGCTGTGACATTCAAGGCCGAATCACCGCGATTAAATACCACTAAAACCGGAGATATCTTTGCACTGGATCGCTTTAGTGGCTTGAAGGGGGCTATATGAAAGGTCATGATCATTTGCTCGATAGGCAATATGACGAAGAACACTACAATTGTGTTCACTTTGTTCATGAAGCTGCAATGGACCTATACGGTATAGATCGGGCGGAAGCGCTTGAACTCTTTATGCAGCCTAAGGGCAAAATTACTTTTTTATCTTCACGGTTAAAACTTTTAAATCCGCTGCCCATACCCAAGGAAGGCTGCATAGTCGCCTTCCATCCTAGACAAAGAAATAAGCCCCCGCATGTGGGGCTTTTTCGTGGGCAAAAGATTCTTCACCTCATGGAAAGCGGAGTCACATATTTGCCTGAAGAGGTCGTGATGGGAATGGGGTTTAATCGGGTCAGTTATTATGATTAAAGTTATTTATAAAAAAGATGCTTTGTCTGAAGAAAAGACAATTGAACAAGCTCAAACGATTGGGCAATGGCTCACTTCAAAATATGAACATATGCCTGAACATGTCCGTATCTTTCATACTACAAGCAATATGGATCATGCCGAAATTTCATTTGCGAATGAAGTCACACCGAAGAATGCATATGACTTAAAGCAGCTTGATTTCTTACCGGGCACTTTTATCGTAGTTGAGAACCCTAAATGGGTCGCGGCTATTGTTTCGATTGTGATTAGTATTGCGATCGCATTTTTAATGCCGACGCCATCAATAGCACAAACGACTCAAAATACTAACCAGTCTTCTTCAGCAAACAATGAACTTTCTAACCGGGAAAACAAGCTCCGGGTGAATGGTCGTATTGCTGATAACTATGGAGCTGGGTGGAATACTCCCGACCTAATCGCAGTACCTTACAAGGTATATGAAAACAACGTTGAAGTTGAACATGTAGTGGGCTGTATTGGTCGTGGACACTATAAAATCAATGGAGCTTATGACGGTGAAACCAATATTGTCGATATTGCCGGTGCATCGGTAGAAGTCTATCAACCGGGTGTCGATATTGTCTCGGGTGAGCCATATTTCTTGCTTGGTACCGAAATTACAACTCCACCCTTAACGGTTCAGCATCAAACTTCTGTTAATGGACAAGTTCTCCGTCCAGCAGATACACAGTCTTTAGAAGGTACGAACTATCTTCATTTTGCTTATCCAAATGAGATCCTTCGGGCAACAGCGAACAACACAGATTTAACCACTAAGTTTGTTAGTAATGACCGGGTAGAAGTCACAAATGCTTCGTTTACTTACAACGGCCAGACTTATGATTTAAACGGTACATATGGCGTTCTATCGGTAGCTGATGACCGTATGGCATTGTCTAATCCGGCTGCGGTAAACCCCAACTGGCTAAAGCTAAAGGAATTATCAAATCAGCAAACTGGTGCTTTATCTCCAAAGCTTTCATCTATTGGCGAGAAGTGGATTGGTCCATTCATTCTGGACAATGTCGAACGAAGTCGGGTGCTATGTAATTTTGTGGCCACAAATGGACTTTACACAGTTTCTTCAGGTGGAAATCAGGGAGCTGTAAACGTCACGATTGAAGTTGAAGTAACGCCGGTTAATGAATCTGGTGCAGCCATTGGCAATCCAATGCTGAAGCAGATCATCCTAAAGGGTTCAGCAAAGTCACGTCAGACAGTTGGTGCAACACTGGATATGGTGACATTTCAGGGTCGCTGTAGTGTCCGCGCACGCCGTTTAACACCAACACCGGCAGTTACAACAGTAGTTGATGAAGTAAAGTGGCAGGCGCTTTATGGTGCTTATCCCTTGCAAAGCACAGTGTATGAACATGAAACGGTTTTTCGTGCACGTACTTATGCAACGACCGGAGCTTTATCTGTTAAGTCCCGTAAGATCAATTTCGATCTTCAGCGAATGTTGCCGACCTATAAAAATGGGGCTATGACGACAGAGCTATTTCCAACATCAAGCTTTGCTGATGCACTGGTTTCAATGGCACTGGATGACAAGATTGGCCGCCGTACGATCGACGAAATAGATCTGGAAAATATCTATCGGACTTATAACGATGTAGTGGATTATTTCGGTACACCACTAGCGGCAGAGTTCTGCACCACTATTGATGATACAAACCTATCTTTTGAAGAACTGGTCACCAATCTTTGTGATGCCGTGTTTTGTACCGCATATCGGCAAAACAATAAACTCAAGCTTTATTTTGAACGGCCAACTGATAACTCGGTAATGCTGTTTAACTTCAGGAATATCATTCCGGATAGTTACAAGCATGA